AGAAGCTCTTCAATATTTAATTTAGACATTTTACATTTATTATTTAATATTATACACAAAAAAACCCGATTGTTTCCAATCGGGTTTAAATTTAAAAAATATTTGTTTTAATATTATGCTGGACCGTTAGCGTTCTTAGAAGGCTCGATCAATGATGGCTCTAACATTTGAGTTAGGTAATCAGAAAGCTTTAACATACCTTCAGTTGGTGGTAATTGCTCAGCATGTACTTTTACATCATACTTAGCTGAATTATCAGTGCTTCTTGTATTCTCGTGGTGAGCTGCAACGCTTCCTGACATAGTAGCTGAGTATTTCATACCCCAAAATCCACCAGATGCGCTAGCGCTAAAACTTGCAGAAGAATCTGAAGAATCTTTGTTAACTTCTGATGTTTTAACTTCCATTGTGAAAGCAATATCAGCAGATGTGATTGCTAATGCTGGAAGTGGAACTAAAGGTAACATAGGTACTTTAGAATAAAGAGTTTTAACTGACTGAGATCCATCAGTAGGATCTGTCATAACTCTTTGCATTTGTACGTCTAAAGATCTAGCGGTAGTATTACCATCTTTGTCTGTTACGAATGCTACTTCGTTGATGTATTTCCATGTTACATCGTTTAATTTTGCTTGACCTTTCGCCATACCGACGATTGGTGAAACAATAAGGTCTTCAATTGGTAGACCCGTGAATTGAGCTGAAATATCTGCTGCCATAATTTAGTGTTTTTTATTTTGTTTTATATTATTATAGTATATATCCTAGAGCTTATCCGAATTTTACTAAACCGTTATATTGTTTTTTGATGTCTTCAATTTCTTGTAGAGCTTCTTTAAATGATTCTATGATTTCTTCACTTACTGCAAAATTAAATACAGTTTGACAACTTGGACAAACTGACATAGGATTTTTAACAATAAAATCTAATGTTATTCCTAGTGGTGTTTGACAATTTGGGCAGGGTAAAGCCATTTATACTATAGTTTAGGTATTGTATTAAAAATTACAATTTAGTTTCATCTTATGCTATATCAGTTGATTCTAGTAAAGTATATGTAAATGCGTTTCCGTGAATTGCTTTGGCCTTATTAATAAGTACCATAAATTCATTAAAATCCTTTATTTTCTTAAATACTTGACATCCCTCTGACCAGTTTTCCACATACATGGATTCACTAGTTGGACTAGATCTATGTCCATTAATTCCAAAAATACCTTCTTGTATGACAGTTTCATTAAAGGACATATCCTTATTTTTATCACGATAAACTTTAACGGGTTTAACTTGACGCATTGCCTCGTATTTACCTTGATGTAGACCAACAGCCCACATTCCTCTATATTGTCCAGGAACTACTCTTGCAACTCCATTTGGATTTGAAAATTCTTTAACTGCCTTTGTTCCAGGATCGGTTGTAATCATCCAACAATAAAATTTCCATACACCACCTTCTTTAAAAGATAGGGTCATACAATCATCAAATACATTAGTTACTTTATCAGCAATTGTTGCCGCATTATTTCTAACGCCAACGATATTAACATCAAAGTCTTTTGCACCTTCAAACCAAACGTATTTTTTTAATTTTACAGCTTTTTCAATCTGCTCTTTAGTGTAACAATTCATAATTAATTATTTTTTTGATTTTAATTCATCTATTGCATCTTGAGTATATTTATCCTGTTGATCCTGAAGATATTTAATTCGATCCAATAAGATTTGTTTATCTTCTTTGTCAGTTTGCTGAATATATGTTTTTTGTTCTTCATATAGCTTTTGCCAATATGCTACGCGCTCTTCCATCATCACACCTTGATACCAAATTACGGCTAGCATAATTACAATAGTAAATGATTGTTCTTTTAATTTACTAACGAATACGTCTATAAATCCTTGAGTTGGTGTTTGATTCTCTGCCATTATGAAAAATATAAATTTGCTTCAGCGGTTCTACGCTTAGTTAAACCAGCAAGTGCTTTACCACCAGCCTTGTTCCATTTTAAAAACTCAGCTCTAATAGTAGGATCACTTGGATTAGCATTAACCTTTTTAAGTAAAGTACTTGATTTTAAATTAGCAGGTCCTAGATTGTAACAAAAACTTACAAGTGCATCAAACTGATTTTGATTAAGAGTATCTATACAATATGCATCAACATACTGTTCAAAGCTAGAAAGAGACCATGATAATAATTCTACTGCACGTTTTTCTGTAATAATAGGATCTTTTAAAGTTACTTTTGCTTTATTCTCATAAAACGTATTACCGTATCCGATTGTCGGTACGTTTGCTGGGCATAAATAAGGTTTTAAATAAAGTCCCTCAGATGATTTGATTAAGTCTAGACCTTTTTGGCCTATTTTAGTAATTTTTGCCATAATTAGTTGGTTTCTGTATTTTCAACTAGAGTTTCAGTTGTTGTATTAGAAGTTCCCTCTTTAACTTGTTTTTTAAGTGCTGTAAATTTATCAACAGAAGATAATCCAAGACAACCAAATGCAAGTAATGCTACCGCATTGATAATCGTATCATTTAAAACTATATCATTCTTTTGTAAACTGCTGTAAACTAAAACGAAAATTAAGGATAAACCAGCCAGTATTCCGACTACTCTTTTTGAAGATGGAGATCCGTTTTCGTCAGATGCTAAATTATGCAACCACGTTAAAATTTTTGGAGAAGGATTTTTCATTACATGTTATAATATTTTTATCAGTACATAAGTACTTTATTATATATCATGAATGTGATTCATTTTAAGAAGTTATGAAATTAGTTGCGGGTGAGGGACTCGAACCCCCGACCTCGAGCTTATGAGGCTCGCGAGATACCACTTCTACCAACCCGCTATGTACCTTAAATTTATTTTAATTAGTGTGCAGTTTCCTCATCATCCTTTTCTTTACCCATAACAGCCTCAATGATACCAATTACAGCTAATAACATTGCAACGTTTGATATAATAGATGCTACCGTACCTAAACCTGGTACTGCATGTAATAGAGCGTGCTTTGCAACTCCTTTAACTTGAACTTCAGCAATAATTCCAATAATACCTGCAAGTGCAATAAATTCAAATGGTCCTGGTGCTCCTGCTAATTCAGTAGCATAATATGATAATTTACCTAGAGTTCCTTTAGCAACTTTTTCAGCAGCTTGTTTAACTTTATCTAATAAATTAAATGGTGGAATATGGTGCATTTTATGTGCAATTGCTGATACGAATGGAATACTTGGTCCATTTGCATCACTTTCTTTTAATAGATCAGTAAAATCAATATCTCCATTGATAACTGCTTCATTAATAGAATCTAATATTGCAATTTCAAAGGCTTCTTTAACATCTTCACTTGCGGCTTGTTGAGCTGCGGTTGCAGTATCTTTAACAAATCCACTAGTAATCCATCCAACTGTTGCAGATACAACTTGTTTACCTTGTTTAACTTCTTTTAATAAAAGATTTTTACTTTCTTCTGATTTCTTTTCGATTGCAGCTGTAATTTCTTTAACCTTAGCTTGTGCTCCTGATGCATATGCTGATTTTGCAGCTGTCCATGCAGCGTCAACCCATTCTTTTAATTTCTCAACAATAAGTTTAATAATAGAAGCAATTTTACCACCTAATTTAATGATAACTTCTTGTGATTTTGTCAATGCTTGTTTACCCTTTTCTTTTGCAACTTCTACAGCAGCATCAAATTTAGCCTTCATTTTGCTAATTAGGTTTTCTTCGTTAAGATTATCAAAACCCTCATCAAATATACCAAACTCAACTATAAGTAGAGCTTCATTCATAATTGGTTTAATTTCTTCGAATTGTTCAAGCACATTAATTATTACTTGTCTTCTAGATTCTACTAATCTTTTATTAGCAACAAATCCTTCGTAACTTTTAATCTTCATATTGTTTTTAATTTTTGAGTATAATCTATATATTCTTTTAAATATATAAAACTAAAAAAGCCGCAATTGCGGCTTTTTTTATGTAGTCAATGTAAGACTCGAACTTACGACCTCCTCGGTATCAGCGAGGCGCTCTAACCAACTGAGCTAAATGACTGTGGTTATCTTGATGAAAATTTTCTTTGTAAGTCCAATGTTTCGAAAAATGGATTTAATCTAACATATGTACTATTTGCTCTTTGAATATCTGTGGCATTTTCACATAAACATGCATCTGCTGGAAATATACCTTTTTTATTTATAAAATCTAAGATTTCTTGGGCACCTTTAGGAGTTATTATATATCCATATGCACCTCTAAAAGTACTTCCAGTTATAGATTTATCTCCATAAAATCTACTAATAGGGTGTTTTTTAACTCCGCTAGTATAAAGTTTAATAGCATCATTATACGCTTCAAAGTGTTCATGTTCTGTAATAAAACCTGAATTATTAAATGGTAAATATGCATCTAAATGACATGCATTTTCTATTAAGTGTAATATTTCTCTAGGATCTCTAACTAAAACTGCATCTTGTTCAAGAATTAAAAAAGGCTGATCTTGTTTAGAACACTCGTCCCATAATAAATAATGACTTGCTAAACAACCTATAGTACCATCGGTCCAATCTACCATATTAACATACGCTGAAGGTTTTGCATTATAAGATTTTAAAACTTCAATGCCTTTTCTGCCTACAACTCCATCAAATAATTCAAACTCGATACCGAATTTATTTAAAGACTTTATGGTATCTTTTACCATAGTCTCTGAGAATTCATTGCCTCTTAGATAAATTATATGTGTTTTCATTTATTGTAATATTTATATATGTATCTAATAAAGCCGGCTGGTTAAATGAATAAAATAACAGGATGCTGATTTGCTTTTTCCAATAAAAGTTTTTAAATTTGCTGGAAGCATCCTTTATATTTTAAAAATACGGGATACACGTTGGTTTTCAGTTTATAGATTGAAGATGTGTATTTGCTGTAGGTATCCCAAGAATTTACAGGTTTCTGTTTTTGCTTACCAGTGTGTTTACCAATTTCACCACTCTCCAAGTTTTCATAGTTGTGTTGTTGGAGAGGTAGGACTCGAACCTACAATGTACCGGTTCTGATTGCTTTTTAATTGCTGTAAGAAACCTTTAATATTTTAAAGAACTTTGTTAATTTGATAATTATACTTGATCAATTAAAAAAGTTTCATTTTTTGCGGAAGATGAAGGATTCGAACCTTCGGGACTGTGACATCCACAACTTTAGCAAAGTTGCACTATAGACCGCTCTGACAATCTTCCAATTTTGGGTGATTAATGGGATTCGAACCCATGCTATCAGT